ATTGTGAGTATGTCACTCATCTTCAAATGTCTCCATTCTTTGTGCAAGGTCTTTTATTATACTTTCTGCGACGGATAGACCTCGTACATATCCGACCATATTTGAATACGAAGCAAAATCTTTTGCTGCTCCGTCTCCTAAATTTATTAAAACTGTTTTGCGCTGATCATCTATTCGAGACAATAATAGCTCTAGCGTTGAGTCCATGTGTTACTCCTTAAGTTGTTGATTCCTTTTTACTAGCTTCTATGTCTTGTTGTTTATGTACTGCTTGCATACCTAACTCAACTCCACGAGTTTGTTGGTCTGCTTGTAATTTTTCTTTATCAAATGTTGTTTTAGCTCCAATTTTTACACCTTCAATTCGTTCTTGAGACATCATTTTTTCTTTCTCAAGTTCAAGTTTAGCTTGATCAAGTTGAATATCGGCCATTGTTTTTTGTGCTTTGATTTGAACTTCTTGTGCTTTAAGTTGAAGTTCTTGTTGTTGCATTTGAATAAGAGGATCTTGAGCTTGTTGTTGCGCAACTTGTTGTTGTGTTTCGGCAGTATTTTTTTGCAATAACTGTTGAGCTGCTTGTGAAGCAAGTCTAGATATTTGTACTTCCTCTTCCTTAGGAATTTCATCTTCAGGGTTAGGTAGTGGTATGCCTAGTTGATCTTCAATTTGTTTTCTATATTCAAACGCGATGTGTTCATTAATATGAGCCATTGCAGCCGCTTGTATTAATTGAGCTTGAGGATTTTGACCTATAAGTTGTGCAATCTTAGGATCTTGCATTGCTGCCATGTGCACTTTAATGTGTGCTTCATGATCTTGATATATAAACGCTTTAACAGGTGTACCATTAATAAGAGCCATATTTTCAGTTACAGGATCTTTAGGTTTCTTATCTTCTGCAGCTGGAATAAGTTTACCTATGTTCTTAACACCTAATACCTCTAGCATTTGTTTATTGAGTTCTGCTAAGTCATAAATTTGTGGATGAGCTTGAGCCATTTGCATAACTGCTTGATATTGTACAACTTTTTGAGACATTGTTGCAGCATTGGGGTCAGATACAGGTATAACATCTACATTATCGTAGTCTGCTTGTTTAGCACGTCTATCACCTACATCTGGATCATAAGAATATTCTTCTGGAGTGTAGTCTCTAATAATACCTTTAAGTAACTTAAACTCTTGTTTCATCGCATAGTAGATACGCGCTTGAATAGCTGATGTTACTTTTAATGTACGTTCAAGAATTGCTAATGTAGTTCCAACAGGAGCATTAGCTGACATATCAGAAACTTTTAAGCCTTCAGCGTTAGCAAATGCACGGCCTTGTTCAATGATTTGATTCATCAACATATTAAGAACTTGTGAAGGCTCTTTATACGGTAATGGTAAGATGTTATCGCGGATAGCACCTGATGGTACATCTACGTCTCTCCATTCACCTGGAGCGATAGGAGTATCATCCCCTTTGATACGAAGTCCTCTTGACTTCATACCGCCTGGTAAGTTTGATAGAGTACCTGCGTCTACAAGTTGACGCAAGATCATAGTACCTGATTTTGCAAAAGCACCTATCAAATGAATTAAACCAAAGCAGTAAAAACCAAAACCTGGAATGTAGCCATAGTGAACAAAGTGTTGACGTTTAGCTTTTAATTTATCATCTGGATTCCAATTACGACGTATAGCTAGAATAGTACCTTGGCCTTTTTCAATAGTTACTACATAAGGTAAGGCAATTCCATCTTCTGAATCACCATTATCTAAATCTAAATTAACATGCATCTCAAGGATTTTAAATCTATCATCTTCTGAAGGATTAAAACCTAGTTTCTCTGCAATTTTTTTCTCTGCTTCATCAATGTCTAAGAACGGCTCCCCTAAATCTATATCTCGGTAGAACCCAGCAACTTGTAATTTTTTAAGCTCGTTAGGAGTTTTACGCATAACATGAGTTACACGTTCTGTTGTTTCTAGATTAGACGCACCATAAGGCACGACAATATCTTCAGCCGGAACATACATCGCCACTTGGCGTTCTAACGATGGATCGTAATAAACTTTCTTGAACGCATTACCTGCTAGACCTAGTCCCCATAACATGCGTTCGTGTTCAGGTCTGTATTCTGGCATCGTGTCTGTTAACTGATAGTTCATGTCTTCTTGAACTCGATGTGCAGCTGCTTCTTTTTCTGGAGTTTGTTTACCTACAATAATTGTTTTAACAGGACCTGCTGCTGGAAATGTTTCCATCATAGTCTCTGCTTGGAATTTGACTAACGCTTCAGTCATGAGTGGATGGTACACGTTACATGCACCTGGCCATGGTTCTGTTCTATCTTCTACTTTAAGACCTAGTAATTCTAAACCATCTACATATGTAGTTAGCCAATCTTTTCTTGAATTAACATCGGCATCAAACTCACCTATCAAATCACCTGACAACTCTGTCAACTGACTTTCATCCATTTCTTCTGCTAAGTTATCATTAAACTCATCATCTTGTTCTTTACCAGGAATAATAGTAATCTCCATACTACCATCATCTAGTGTTACTGAGTCTGGGTTTTCAATTTCTATTGAGAGTGCGGCGTCTGCCATTGTAGGTTCTTTATCTAAACCTACTGGAGCTTGGTACAAACTCTTATCTACATTATCTGCCATATTTTATTCCTTAAATTGAGTACAATCTATTCCTAGAACTTCTAAATCCTGGTATATCTTCAGCTTCATCGTTTGGTAGTCTTATGAACCCACCTTGTCGGAACCTCATTAACGCCATAGTAGTGCTATCCACTTGGTCATCGTTGGCACCTGACGGAAAGTCATTACACTCCTCAACAAGTTCATGAGCCCAACGTTTATCTGGAGCCCACACTATACCACTTCTAAACAAGTCTGACACGGAGTTAACGCGGCTAATCTTATCTTGACCTTTGCCTGGTGTAAATTCCCCTAGCGGAACACCCATCCTTCTCATCTCTTGATAGAGAGCGGCTCCATTAGATTTCTTTTCTACTATGAATGCGTCGGGTTCCCATTCCTTATACTCAGCTAAAACTAGTTCTTTGAGTTCAGGAAACTCCAATCGTTGCTTAATAGCATTTAATAGTATTATATTATAATTATTGGTCTCTTCGTTAAAAAAGACTCCCCACGTAGTTAACGAATTATAATCGGCTCTAGTATTAGCTTCTTGTGCAGCATCAAGAGACATAATCGTAAACTCACAACTTGGTGGCACTTCGTTATCCCATATCTTCCACCATTCACGTTTAATGAGGGCACCTTCTTCTGAGACTGGGTTCTGTAAGTATTGAGCATTCCAGTACCGTACATCTAGTGCTGCTTTCTTTGCCTGTAATTCTTCTAGTGGCCAAAACTCAGGCCAAAGACTTTCTTCTTCGCCCGCTTTGTTTTCAATAATTGCTGGAAATTCAACGACTTCCCAATCGTCAACTCCTTCAGTCTTTATCATTTGGTTAACTATTTGGCCGGTCAAGTCTAGCTTAGACCACCTAGTCATTACAACAATAATCGCGCCGCCCGGCATAAGACGTTGTATTGGGCCAGACTGAAACCACTCCCAAGCAGGCAGAAAAACATCCGGTCGTCCCAACTTGGCATCTTGCTCCGAGTGTGGATCGTCAATGATAAATAAATCAGCCCCGCGACCAGCGAGGGCACCACCAACACCAATAGCAAAATATTCTCCATTATGATTTGTTCCCCATCTACTTGCTGACTTACTATCTGCTTGTAACTCTACATCAGGAAAAATATCACTATAAGCATCAGAACTGACAAGGTTACGAACACGTCGACCAAAGTTAACTGCAAGGTCAGCAGTATGAGATGCCATAATAATCTTCTTGTGTGGGTACTTACCCAAAAACCAAGCTGGTGCCAAATATGAGATGAGCTCGGACTTTCCGTGTCGCGGAGCAATGTTAACAATAACGCGTTTCTTTTTTCCGTTAGCGATGTCTTCAAAGATTTGAGCCAGTCGCTTATGATGTGCACCAACCATGTAACCAGGATAGACATGTTTTACAAACTCCAAAAATTTATTTTGTCTTAAATCTAATGCTCTTGTTTTTTCTAACTCTTCTAGCTCTGCAAGTAATTGTATCTGTTCATTTCTTGGAAGCAGGCTTATATTAGTCC